CTTCCACTTTGCTGAAGAATCTTATTTTCATCTTCCTGTAACAAGTATCCAGGTGTTGCTCCTGTATTTAAAGTAATTACATCAGTCGTTATAAATTCAATTCTTGTTGTTATTTCTTGGCTCGCAGAAACACTAACAGCAACATTTGTCACGACACATTTTGCTTCGTACCAAACAGTATGAACAACACTATTAGCATCTTTATAAAGATAAAAACGTCCATCGAAATCTGCTCCTTGCTGAAGACGAATAACTAATTGAGCAAGGTAAAAAGGAAATTCTGGATCGTTAACAGCAGTATTATCAGCTAACTCTGAGCTGTGCTCCCATAGACAACTTAAAGTTCCTTGACCACTAATTAACCCTGCTTCATATTGTTTTTTAAACTGAGTACCTAAAGGTGTTAAATCAATTTGATCTCTATTAGTAGTGATTTCAAAGTCTTGTACTCTTGCTAAATGTCTAAATCTAGAATTAACAGTTTGAACTGTTACCTGTTTAGCTGCACTAGGAGTAACAAGTGTTAAAGCATCTGACTGTCTTCCTGTTATTGCAGCCGCAAATGTAGTAAATAATCTAATTCCACCCATCTTATCTACATAAACATACCAATTCCCATCTGGATGACTATGACCACTAACGAGTTCTAATGTACTTTTATCAACTGTCGCAATCTCTACACGATCTCCAGTAATCAACGAACCAGAAGAACGGTCAATTGAAAATCTTTTAGTTGATGTGTTTACGTCATGCGGATCTAACTTTGTTTGGATAGGGGATGACAAAGTATCCCTGCGAATTTCTACTTCGCCATTTTGTCCAAAATAAACAGCCACAATTAAGTACTAAGATTATCAGTAGTTGGAGCACCATCAGCTTCCCAATTAAAATCAACAGAAGAAATTTCTCCTACAGAACTGCTCATAGAAACTGAAGTAATATAAGCCTTAAATATAATATCTCTTGCATCCGTATCTGAATCTGCTGTTTCTTCTAACCTAAGTTTTAAAGTAACTTGATCTGATTCAGAACTATCGGTTTTTATAGCTGCTGTTAATAAGTCAGTTACGTTAGGAGTACCAGAACCAGTCGGTGTGTAGTAATAAGCTCTTGCACTACCTGAGTAACTTCTAACCCCTGGCTTTAATGTTCTGTCGGTATCACCCATTGCTGTGATTTCAAGTACAGACATTGACTGAGAAAAACTCCAGCTCTGTAGTTGTCCTACTGCTGTAGTACTAGTACCTACAAACAACTTCCCATCTTTTCCACTAAAATACTTTGCCACAGCCCTAAATTAAAAACATTGCGTTTATTCTACGGTGAATCAAGACAAGCGACAAAAGAACAGCTCACATTGCTCAAACCTTTAAAGGTACTTGTAACAGTTGGAGGAGCAGAATAACGCCATTTCAAACTTGATCCGCCTTCCTTTACTAAAGATTGAAGACTGCTCGTAGGATCTGATTGTCCTGCGATTGGCGGTTTTAATTCTGTTGTATTAGAAACACCTGAAACACCATTTGCTGCATTGAAGGTCACATAATCCCAAGTGGCATTAACATCCTCATAATTTTCAATAATCAAAGCAGCCTCTTGATCAGAAATATTAGAAAAGCCTAGTTGTAATGTGGCATTGACTCGTTTATTACCAAAACGCAAATGTGTCTTTGTACCATCTAATGATTCAAAATCTGTACTTGGATACGTCCCAGGAGAATAACTTCTAGACGTTGGTTTGATAATTGGAAAAGGTCTTGGAGTTGCCATTATATTTTAAGCGGAAGCGAAACGTCCTCCAACGTACCATCCATCCAGTATAGCTAACCTTGCTTCGTTACCATTTGGATCGTCTTGTCCATTTGCGTTCATGCTAATCAATGGAACGTGTGATCCTGACAGTTCAATTAATCCGTCATCTCCAAACGTAATACTTTCAACCTTGTAACACTGATTGGTTTTTTGACTTTCTTGAATTGTAAATAGCGAACCAGCGTAAGTTGCTAATGCACTTGAGCTATTGAAATTTACATTCGTAGCAAAATCAACTTCTGTTTTACTGGAGTCCCAATAATAAATATTATGTGTACCTGTAATCGTATCTTTACTTACAACTTTTCCTCCTTCAAGAATTGCTCCATTTTTAAACCTGCTTGTGTGCTGTGTTGTTGAAAATACTCTTATATAATCCCCTGGTTGTAATCCTTCTATGTAATGAGGAGCCGTTTTAAACGTAATCAAATGTGTTGTCTTTTCTCTTGCACTTAAAACATATTTACCAAAATCCTTAGCATGTTTTTCGCTAGTACAAAAACCGCTTAAATCAAAAGTTTCAACAGGGTCATTTTTATGCTCCGCTCCATCTAGTTTAACTACAATTGATTTTGTTTCTGTAAAACCATATATTTTTTCATGTCTATATAAGATATTTGCTTGAAATGTTTGTCTGTCTTCTGGAGCAATATAAGATACATTTAAGTCATTGATATTTCCATCAGTAAATAATGCTTTGATTGAAATAGGTTGGCGATGATCAATTGTGTATTTAGTATTAGGCCCAACAACATTAGGTTCATCTTGTGATCGATAAGGAACAGAAGGTTTAAGACTAAATTTACCTCCAATAATTGTAAAATCTAATAAACAATAAGTGGCCTGCTCAAATATAAAATCTCTTAAATTAACCTTATTAGAAATCATTCCATCCCAAAAGAATTTATTTGCTTTACAAAATCTTGCAGCAAGTGTCATATCTTCTTTATTTACGGAATCCTCATTAATAATTGCTCCTGCTCCTAAAGTTTTATCTGTTAATAACGCATAAGCAATATCTGGAAATAAATGTGTCGGACCATCTACATTATCTATTAAACGATGAACTTTAATTCCTTTCGTGATGTAAGCAGAAAACTGACTAAAGTTTGTCCATTCTTTTGAACTATCTATTTGCAAGGCTGCATAAGCTAAATCGTTATAAGTAGAAGTTGTATCTTTTATTATTTCATTACAATAAACGATTTCATGCTCTGGTCCGTCTAAATGACTTGATCTATCTCCATTAAAAATCCAATAATCAGAAGCAGCGTCAAAAGGATTTAACTCTATGTCTTCAACAACTTCACGATCAAAACGTTCAACATTAACTGTAAATTCTTGAGGGAAAAGAATAGTGTCTGAATCGTCATCATCTGGATTGAGAGAAACTCCTGGAATAATGACTGTATCGTTATTACTATAATTAGAACCTGTACCTTCAATATACGACCATTCAGCGTAAGTTTGTCTTGTTGATCTGTTATACCAAAGATTTAATGTAACCTGTGCTCCACTACCATCTGTATCATCATCACTTCCTAAAGTTACTGTTTGTGGATAGCTTGTTTCATTGTTGTCGTCTAAAGTTACTTGATTAGCCTCTACTTGAATTACTTCTTGTTGAGCAACATAATATACATTTGGGTTTCCTTTTGGAAAATTTTTATTTGGGTCACTACTCAGTACAATAGGATGTCCATAACCTGGATCATTAGCATCTTGTCCTGAACCAGGGATTCTGCTATCTCTCACAGGATAATATTTTCCTCCCCTTTGACTTTCTTTATTGGTGTAATGAAATTCAACCCCAGTAACAGTTTTACAAATATCAGAACTACTTCCAGGGTTTTGAATACCACCAAAGATAGGTGAAATATTTGATTCGTTATACGAACCAACAACATCATTACCCCATGCAGGTCCGTCTTTTTGTTCTACATTTTCTGTAACATGATCGGGGTTTATATATAAATTAAATAAAAGCCCATCTCTTAAAATTAAAGTATCATTTGGCCCTTGAAAAGTAACGCTGCTATAAGATCCTGAGTTTCCTTCTCTATAAACACTTGTACCATTAGCTGCATTAAATCTTGTCCATTGTAATTGTGTTTCCCCTGTATATTTAATCAAATAAGCATTATCGTCACTACTGTATTGACCGTTTGAATTTATATTTTTTATAATACCTGTTGTTGACACCCTTGATGTAGAACCAGTGTATGCAGGATCTTTTGGATCAGTTATATCTGAATGACCTAAGTTCCATTCTTCATTACTTAAATCTTCTTTTGTTAAATTTAATTCTTTGATTCCTGCAAATTTAACTACAACATCTTTAATAACTGAATCAAAGCTTGGAATATCTGCTGCCTTAATTGAATTGTTTGAATCTAAAAGATTAACTTTTATACTATCGTTACTTTCAACTGTTTTGATAACATCTGCTCCAGACCAGGGTAAAAACCTATACTCATGCTGAACTTTTGGATGGTCAATTCTTATATAGTTATATTGAAATTCAGGACTGCTTCCTCTGACACAAAATAAACCACTATGACCTGAAATTTTATCAGGATCAGGAACAACATCTTGCCAATCTGGAGTTGTATTTAAACCTGCTTGTCTTATTTGAAGTTTAAAGAAACTATATCTTTTAATATATTTATTAACATTCCCTAAACTTAAACTAGATTTTCCTCCATAGATTTCATCTAAATCTGCTTCTGTTGGTTTACTATTAACATTTGCAAAATTCATTTGTTTGAAAACTTTGGATTTCAAACCTATTTCTGTTATATCACAATCTCTATTGTCAGAAACCGTTCCAATAGCAGCTTTTTGTAACGTATATGTTTTTGCGGGATCGTTTAAATCATCTTCATATTGTTGATAATAGAACTTATCTGGTCTTCTAAAAAGCTCAAAATATTTTCCAGTATTGTCATACCAAGCGGGTTTCTCTACATGGTTTATTAAAGTTTCGTTTGGAACACATTGTATCTTCCCAGGCTCAAGTACTTCAAAGGTGTACGCATTATCAGTTTTACCGTTTTCCCAAGGGATGCTGGAAGCAGAAGTACACCTTACTAAGGCTGTTCCAAGCATATATTGTTCACCAAAAGATATATCAGTATCAGCAGTTTCTCTCATCGTTTGACTTATAGCATCAACATCTCCAACTCCATGCTTCATGTAACCACGGTCATCTCCCCTCTTCTCTGTCCAGTTATCTTGATAAGCTCTATTGTCACCAGGTTCTCCCTCTCCAACTATTTGATAAGAAACTATTGCGTTTTTAGGAATATTTTCATTACCTAATTTAATTTGAGTTGCATTACTAGAACCTATATTTTCAATTTTTATAAATCCTGCTCTTGCAGGCCATTTACCTAGATTTTTTCTTCTTTTAGCAAGTGTTTGTCTTGCAGGTGGAACTGTATCATTATCTAAATCTGGAGATATGCGAAGCAACTCATAAGGCAACCTAAAATAAGTAGCATTAGGAATAGGATTACTTACACCAAAAATTGCTTGAGTTGTAGGATTTCTTGTACCTGAAAACCATTCTTGATTGTCAATTTTAAATTTTTGTTTATTGTTTTCATCACCTTTTTGAATAAAAGGAATATTGTCATCTACCGTATTATTTACTTTTGCTTCATTATAGTTATGCAGTAATAAATCACCGATGGCATAACCTTTAAATTTTGGAACCTCATATAACTCACCTAAAGAAAACATTCCTAGTATTTTTAACTGTTGATAACGACCCAAGCTAATTATTTGTGACCATAAAAGTTGAGAATTAACTCTTACTCCACCAAAACCATCTTCGTCATTAAAATTAGCAAA